TTTCTGCAGTAGAAAAACCCAGCATTGGCGTTTGGGTTTCATCCGTGCCGCTGCGATAATCAAGCGTTACGTTTTCAAAGTTATAGCTTCCATCGCTACGTTGAATTGCAGTGCCATCTAGGAAAATGTCTTTTTCTGCGCTGGTAGGGAAGCCTTCAATTTCACCTTCTGAAACGGCAAATACAGTCTTTGCAAAGGCGACTGAAAATAGATTGTTTGTTGCCTCTACTGGAGTGCGGCTTTGTCCACCACCACCACCACCGTCCTTGCTGGTTTCACCACCACCAGCACCAATGATTTTAATGGGAAAGTCAGGGGAGGTCATAGTGAATTCTGCAGCTCAATGCTGAAAGAAATCACGGGCAGGCTTCCTACTATGCGCTCACCATATAACACGGGAACCACGCTACCTTGCGCTGTATTGACATTACTTTTGTCAAAAGTGAAGCTATTGCGCTGTTCTTCATTGGATCGACTGCCAGTTGTTTGTGGCGTTGGCGTAAGTAATTGAGCAATGCCGCCAAGCACTAATGAGGTACCAACACCAACGAATAAATTAAATGCAAATTTACCTAGCCATGGCTGACCAATAATAAAAGCCCCTGCGATCAGCGCCACGCCAAGGATAATACGTCCCACACTGCCACGCCCTGCTGGTTGTGGCGCTAGCACTACGCGCTTGCTGCATGGCGCAAATAAACCTTCTTCATCCAGTCCCATGGGATCTTCAGTGACCACTCGCCAATTGATACCATTGTCGCTGCTGTCAACAAGATATTGACGCATGCCTGGCATTTGAACGCAAAGAGCCCTCACAGCTTCCGCTGCATTCTTCACGTCAAGCGTAAATTTTCGGCCAAAGCGACGACCAGCCTCACCAAGCAAGCGAATAGTAACCATCAAACGAGCCTCCTCAAGATCTTGCTGGTATTCTCTCGGAAGTAAGACGAATAGAGCGACAGCCCCGACAGTCGTCCAACCAACTGTTGAAATAACATGTTAGCACTTACATCTTCTATCACTGCCACATGATTTGAAGTGGTTTGATTTCGAATGCGAAATAAGATTGCATCACCACGTTGCAATGGCATATCAAGAGGCAATGGGAGAAAACCTTCGGCCCTAAAATTGTCTTCAAAATGCGTGAAGCCATGAGTGCTCCATTCTCCTTCATAATGGCGTTCGTAATCTCCAAGTTGCCAGCCAAATTGTTGATAGTACCAATCACGCACTGCGCCATAGCAATCATGCACTCCATAATTCCATGGACGTTCCATTAGTCCTGCTTCTTGACTTGGATTGAGGTAGAATAATTGTGAGCTTCCGCAGTCCCACATAACAAAAGGTAATCCCAGTTGCTTGCAAGCTTTGATGTCTGCAGTGCTAAATTTGGCATAGTTTGCATGGCTATGCCAGACGGCTAAAGCATTGTCATCATAATCTTCTGCGCTAATAATAAATTGATCAGGGATGATGCTATGGTTTTGGCAAGCGCTGATCGTCCCATCGGCGCAAACAAAACCACAAGCTTCTGCTGGAAATGCTTCTTCGGCAAGGCGGCGAATGGTATCGCGTTGTTCGCCCGTAATGGGAATGGTGAAAGTGCTTAAGCTCATGACCTACCCTTGTGTATCACGGAGACCAGGAAATCCACCAAATGGTAGCCTATCCCCATTGCCAAATCGTAACTGACAACTGCTAAGTCGCTTACCACATACGTCTTGAGCAAGCGTACCCACTGATACGTCATTGACGTTCCAATAGGACGCACCAGCGTACTGGCAGCCAATGGCACCACGATAAATCCATTGGCACTGCTCACGCAGCAAGCGTCGCCCTGGGAGAGTTTGACCTTCAAGGTCAAAGGCTACTGCGAGCTGAAAGCTAATGGCAAGTTTGTTTTCGGAAGACTTCTGTTCAACAATCCATTCATCAGGCCCCCAGTAGGCGTCAGGATCGGCTGCAGGGGCTCCGTCCAGGTAGGTGGTCATTGTGCGCACACGACTGATTGTGGCGCCTACAAGGTCATCGTAGGTGTTGGTAAGGCCGCTAATGGCTAAGCCAATGTTGCTGAAGGTGATCGTAGGACGCGCCAACTGGCCAGAACCGGTGAGGCTGAAACCTTCTGCTTGCATTGGAAGGGCAATGTAAGTGTCGCCTTGATAGACCACATCAGCACCACCAACTTGCGTCCAGTTACAGAAACGATAGATGGCCTGATCTACGCTACCAGGAGGCAGCAGCACTGTAATGTCTAGCGTGAACAAATCAATGATTTCAGCCGTAACAGTTTTAAGTGTTTGGGCTATTGGCGATTGCTGCGTCATACATACACCTGACGCAAGGCAAAACCTAGTTGAAAGTAATCATCGCCCAGGAATGAAAACTCCCAGCCATCTTCAATGATATAACTCCTAGGGTTGAGCACAAGGGAAATCTCCACGTCCGTCAGGTTTGCAATGGTGACAGAAGCAAGGCGACCAGTGGACATATTGGCAGTGTAATTGCCTGGCCTTGAATAACCAGTGAGCACTAACGAGGCAAGATCGTTGTAGCCAAGTTCAAGCACTCCAACTTCAAATTGTCCCGTGAAACTTTTAGTGGAGTTTGGTGGCGACCATTGAATGGGCTGTCCTTTTTGACGCAGCAAGAATGATTCAATGCCATAGACTTCGTTTTCAGAAAGTGGTCTAGTGCTACAGCTCCATACTTCCATCTGTGCATTGAGCCCATCAGCAAGCACTTGACTGTAACCATCGCCAAATTGAGTGCGTTGTGATCTTGCGGAGCGCTTCACCCTTGACTCAATGGAAACGGGCAGGTTATTCAGCGTGATGAATGCAGTCATCGTAGTAAACCACCTGAGCGGCGTTGATCAGCCATCGTTGCCAATACTATACCTTGCACTTGTCCGGCAATCTGCTTCTGAGCAGCAGGGCTTAAAGTGTCGCCAGTGTTTTGCACCGTGATGTTAATTTCACCCACTGATACGCCACCATTCCCGCCAAGTCTAGCGCCTTCCCCTCCCAGGTCCACTGGAACGCTCTTGCCATCAGGAAGGGGAATCACTGCCTCGTTGTAACGCCCTTCGCCTACAAGGCCCAGCGTGGGGCCTGTGACGATGCCTCCAGTGGCGAAGGCGCGGAAACCTCCAGCAGCGATGCCGCCGTTGGCAAATTGATATGGACCGGCTCCAGAGAATATGCCACCACCAGCTACAGCATCAGGCGCTCCTGCGCCAAAGAACCCTCCTCCTCCTCCTCCACCAAACATTCCGCCCAGTCCTGGAATCAATGATGTTAAGCCCTTAATAAGCTGCATCTTTAAGTATTCTGCAATCATCTTGCTTACCATGTCGGCAAAGTAGTTGCTGAGGTTCTGGAAGAATCCAGCCAATGCTTCTTGTGCAGTCATCGAGCCCGTGATGATTCCTTTGAAGGCGTCACCAAAGGAAGTGCCAATTGATTCGGCAATGCCAATCATTTGATTCTTAGTGTTTGCCAAATCATCAAGATTTTTGCGATATGATTTTAACTTTTCCTCAATAATGTCAACTGGCGCCGCGTCAATGGTTTGCTGAAGAGTGGTTTTTTGCGTTTCAGTCAATGAAGGATTAGCGGCCAGTATATCTTGATATTGACGCCTTTTCTCAATGCGGCGAATCTCTTCATCGCCTATCTCTCCATTCTTAATTCTAATATCTTCCAGTGTTCGCTGATACGCCTGTTGTTGCTCTAGCTTCGTCTTATTGGCGTCTACTTCTTTTTTCTGTAAATCAACATATGCGTTTTCCAGATCAATATCAGCCATTGTTATTTTCTGAGCGGCTAATCGCAACCTTTCTTTGAATTGCGCTTGCGTTAATGATTTACCAACAATTTTCGCTTCATTTTGTACAAGCATCTTCTGAAATGCAGTCAACGATGCCAACTCGCCCCGTAATTTAATCGCGGGGCGCAAGTTTTCTAGCGAGGCTTGTTCTTCTTCATTGCCATCTTTCTTGGCTTGAAGAATTCTTTCGTTCAACGCCAAGTCAAGAGCAGCCGCTTTTGATTGAGCGGCGCTACTGCTAGTTCTGTCTAGCAATTGCTCCAGGGGAATTTTTGCTGCTTTCTGTGTTTTTGTTGCGCCACCATCGCCAGTTGCCTCAGGAATAGGGGGGAGTTTTACCTCGGGAACAAAAGGACTTAAGGATTGACCAATTGGTGCCCCAGTATTTCCGTCGTAAGTAATGCCAGCAACTGTGTAGTTTTTAACTTTACCCTTAGGGTCGCCTGGTGCGGGTCCAGTTCCAGCCTTAACGGCTGCTGCGCCAACATCTATGCCAAACTTTTTAGCGATGCCATACAATGGATTTGCAGAATTTATCATCTCTGCAATCATTCCCTTCCAATTAGTCCCAATCCACTTGGTCACTCTATCAAAAATTGGCATTAAACCTTCAAATATGGGCGCAATAAAACCCACTGCATCTCGAACAAAGCCAGGGAGTTTGTTAATTTGCTCCTGAAATGCTTTGACTATATTATTAATGATTTGACCAAAGAAGGATGTGAGTGATGCCCACGCTTCTTTTGTTTTCCGGGCAGCCGTGCCAGCTTGCCTTGCTAAGTCTTCCCAGAAAGATTTATATCGAGCTGGAATGCTATTAAGATATTCTCTGGACGGCTTGTGCATTGCGTACAGGGCTGCCGTAACTGCCGCAATACCCAAGACAGCCAATCCAACGGGGCCTGTCATGGCTATCCACATGCCTCGAATGGCAAGAGTTAATTGCCCCGTAGCAGTTGTGGCCCCTACGGCAGCAGGGCCAGTTGCAAGAATTCGTAAATTCATTGCATTTGCAGCCCCACCAGCGGCAATCATTTGAGCCTGAGAAAGCACCAAAGCAGTATTTAACCTTGAAAAATATGCAACAAAAGAAGTTACAGCAAAACGCCCGCCAAGGGCGGTAAATGCGCCATTAAGCAGAAGAACAGAAACATATGTTTGAGCTAGAAATCCAGCTAATGGAGTGGCAAGTAATTTTGCCCCTAGCTCCAGCAATGGCACAAATGCCTTGCTTAAATCAATCACACGATCTGCAACTGCTTTTACGTTGGCGGCAAGACCTTCAAAAGTTGGTTTTAGCTCCCGTAATTTAGCGGCTAACTCTGCGCCTCCTTTTGTAACAGCTTTTTGTCCAGTGAAGAAAGCATTGAATCCGTCTGCCGTCACCTTCAGGCCATCTGTCATAGGAAGCACTACTTTATTAGCAAAACCAATTGCCACCGGCTCAAAAACTTCGTAAAGCCTTAGCGTGGCATTTTGCATGCGATTCATCAAGCCTTGAAATGTGCGAGCAGCCCCCTCTGCGCCCGGTCCAAACTCTTTATTCATGACTGTGCCAACATTGACGAGCAATTGCTTCATTGCCGCGCCTTTGTATCTGCCATCCTCCATCGCTTTTGTAAATTTAACCATCGCCTCTGGCCCCGTGAATCCTGCGGCTTCCGCAAAAATAGCAACAGCGCCTGGCAGCACATCACCTAACTGACCCTTCAATTCTTCACTCATGATTTGCCCCTTGCTTGCCATCTGGGCAAAGGCATAGTTCACGCGATCAACTTTGTCTGCACTCATTCCAAAAGTGGCAGCCCCTTGTGAAATACCAGTGAAGATATTGCGAATTTCGTCCCCTTTGAATCCAGCCGGAGCCATGGAAGCGTAGAGCTTGGTAAAGCCATCCCTTGCCGACTGAAGAGGGACGTTATATTTTTCTACAAGATCAAGGATGAATTTATTAGAAGTACGAAATTCCTCTCCGCTAGGAGTAATTGCTTTTAAGGTATTGTTAAAGGTTTGCAGTTGAGCCACTGCCTCACTGACTTGCGCTGGGAAGCCAGTTAAAAATGCAAGAGCCTTGTAAGCAGTACCAAACAGCAACACTTGCTTTGCGGCCTGTGCAAATTCGCCGCCAAGTTCGCTGATTACGCCAGCGCCAGGCAGTTGAATACCAGCCATGGCATTGGCAAAGCCGCCAAAGCCTGCAGCGCTCCCTTGCCCCCCGCCCGGTGCATTTCTCAGCGCAAGTGCGCCGCCTTGGTTCCCAGCAGGAAGACGCGGGGCAGGATTACCTAAAGGCACTTGCCCGGAAACACGCGCATACATTTGACTTTCGCCAAGCACGCTAGCTTCTCGCGCAGCAGACCTTGTATAGGCAGCAGCCATTCGCGACTGTAATTGCGCTTGTCGATATGCACCGCCTCCTCCGGTCATCCCAGCAGACGGCAGAGCAGGAAAGCTTGCACCAAACATGCTTGGGGAGCTAATCGTCCCCATGATCGATGGTCCCCCTGCGCGAGACGCACTGGCTCCACGCATTTGACCCGGTTGAGTCATAAACGGTTGATACCTGCCTTCACTAAATGCCCAAGGCTCCCGGCTGCCGTGAGGGAGTGGACCAATGGGTGACATGTACCCTTGAGAGCCTCGTCCACCTGCGGAGCGAGTCATGGCAGGGGCCATGGAGACGCCAGAAATCTTTGCTAGCTCAAGCTTCAGCAGTGCTACAATTTTTCTAATTTCATCTACAGACTTATTCTTAAAATCTTTCAAGCCATCAATGAAGCCAATCTCCAGGCCGTCAACAATATTTTCTCCAATTGCCTTGAATACTTTTGAAGGAGAGGCGATGCCGAATACAGCCTTGGTTTTGCCAATTAAAGTGGCTCCCATGCCCGCCGCAATTTTACTCAAAGCGGAATTTGCATCGGCTAAGCCAGATTTAATACCCGCAAGTATATCTGATCCAACATTTGAAAATGCTGGACCAAGCACTCTTCGCAATTCCTCGGTTTTACTTGCTGCGCCGCGCTGAAGCTTTTCAAATTGCAGATTGGACTCTTTCGCAAATTTGTATAAAGATTGAAGTTCCGTGCGGCTCGCATTGTCAACCAACGACTGCCCCTTGACGGCAGTATTTACAGCAGATTTTGCTTTTGTACGGGCGCCAGGAACATCTCCAGTTGCTTTATATTTTGTTTCTACAATGATGGGGTTTTTGGCGGCATTGCGTAATGCAACTATTGCCTTATTCAGTGAATCAACTCTGTCTGTCGCCGCCGTGACTTGCGAATCGTTAATGGATATAACAGTCTTAAGCTTAGATAGTCGCGCTAATTCTTTTTGTATGGATTCACGATCAAATTTGATATTGATTGGCATTTGATAGCCAACTGCCACAGTGCCAAGCTGCGCTAACTGCTGCCGGAATAACGTAAGGTCAAGTCCTACCTGCAGCTTCAATTGAGCAGCGTCAGCCATTGTCTATACTCGCCTATTCTCTCCAGTTTAGCCGATTATTCCTGGCTACTACGCAATGATGCCATTTTCAATTCTTCAGCCAACGATGCAATCACTCGTCCATCCATCTTCTGCGTCTTCATCAACCGTTGCAACACCTTCATGCTTGCATCGGACACGCCATTTTCAGTCTTAATCTTACGAGTGTCAAAGGGAAGAAAATCTTGCGGCGAAATCTTGGTCTTCTTGCCCCCTAAACTACCCGCCACAAAGCAGCCCAGTTTTGCAATGGAAATGCTTTCAAGATTGTACTTAGCAATATCATGCTTCTCCAGCCATGCCAATGCACCATTCACATCGGAAATTCGCTGGCCACCAAAATTCTTGGCAGACCAGCGTTCGTCTTTAAGGTCAGAAGCATTAAGCCGGAAGTAGATGTCGTCCCACTTCACCAAGGATTTTAGGAAGTCCCTGGATTGCTTTTCTAGGCGTTCGGCAATGCTTCCTTCGTTTTCCGTGGTGCTTTTTTTGCTGCACCCGCATCAGCCACCTCTTGCTCTTGCTCCGCAGCAATAAATTCCATGGCCTTGGCAATCACGGGCCGTCCCATTGTTTTAGTGTCTTCAATGGACCAATCGTCTACGGTTTGCCATTGGCCATCAATGAGGCCTTCACCACGGCAACGAACAAAGGCCGTCACCATGCGAGCATTGCTGATTTCAATGCTGCCGCCACTGTTGATCATGCCAAGCGTTTCCTCGGTGAATTCGCTCAGCAGTTCCATTTCGCCAAGGTCAGTGCCACCTTGAAGCAGCGCAAAGGCCTCATCAAGCTCGATGCCTTTAGTGGTGGCAATACGCTTTGCCAGTTGCACAGCACGGATGGTAGCTTGGCTTTGGGCCTTGCTGATTTCCTCTTGCTCAATGGCTTCGGCAACCAGCCAGCCACCATGCTTCCTTAGTCGGAGGTTTTCCGTGAGTTCAAAATATTCCGCTTCTTTAGATTGAAGAAGAAAACTATACTTGCTCATGGGACAGAATGGTAAGGGGAACGTTAAAGGCCTTCACTCGTTCGCTACTAGAGCGAAATTCAAGAGGCACTTCAATGATGAAACGATGATGTTCGCTTGTAATTCTAGTGGTAGTTTCAGTGCAGGTCACAACACAGAGGATGCCCACTTCTAACACGGTGCCATTGGCTTGGCAGTTGATTGCATGCACTCTGCCGTCATCGCTTTTTAAGTAGTCAATTTGCATTAG